ATTGGCAATGACGATGAACAAATTGCTCGTACTACCGACTTTGTATCTTGGACCATTGTAGACGATCAAACCAATGACTTTGAATATTGGAATGACATTGCTGGCTTTGTTGGCACGGGTGGCACCGAAACTGATAGATTAGTCAATGGTGCTCAAACACTTGTGTTAAACGCCAACGGTTCAGTGACATTCCCAGATGGTAGCATACAGACCACAGCCTATACCGGCGGCAATCTCAACACATGGGTACAGACATTTGAAACTTCATTGAGAGTCGCAGACATACCAGCAGTGGCCAACAGTGTTGAATATTTGGCCAACGGTGACATTGTGGCCTTGTTTGTTAATCTCAAAGACATAAATTTGGGATTTGACAATTACAATACCTACACTGGCGTGGCCAGATTTGACAAAATTGGTAGACTAGTTTGGAGCATGAATTTCCAAGGCAACGACGAGTTTGAACAATTTACCGATGGTTGGGGGCTTGCTGTGGACAATGCCGACGATTATATCTATGTTGCCGGGCAGGTCGGTGCCTTCTTTGGTGGTAACGCAGCCACGTTGACTAAACTTAGTCAACTAGACGGCGGTGTAGAGTGGAGCAAGATCTATGATGTTGGATATGACAACAGCAACACCGTGGTTGATGTGGCATCAGATGGCAATCCCATTGTGGTTGGTTATGCTGACAACGGTGATGACAATCAAGTAGTTACTACCAAAATCAACGGCGCCAATGGCACAGTTATTTGGTCAAGAGCACTGGACGGACAAGGCAATGAAGAAGCCTATGGTATGGCCGTGGGCCCAACCAATGAAGTGGTCACTGTGGGTTGGATGGCTCAATTTGGTATTACTGATGCTGCCGCAACACTATACACAGACCCAGTAAGCAACGTCAACTGGGCGCCACCAACGAGTATCGATATAACTGGCAGTAGTGGTGCTACCTATACTGTGTCATTCACAGGTGGTGTACCAACATTTACCAACATTGTTGACCCTGTAGGTAACCGTACAGTAGATCAAACTCTTGACACTATTGTAGGAGCAAGTTTTGGTGGAGAAACAGGCGTAGACGACATGATTGTCAAAGTCGGCACACTAGCCACCAACGACACAGACGATCGTATGTTAATAGTCAAGTACAACAGCGCAGGCTCAATACAGTGGCAAAAGTCCGTGGCAGTTGAAGCAGACTACGACTGTACAGGAGCAGATGCTGACATAGACAGTGCGGGCAATATTTACGTTTGCGGAAACTTTGAGCAAGACGGCGACAGCGCCATGATTATCATCAAGTTCAACAGCCTGGGTGTTAAACAATGGACACGCAAGGTAGAGGGCAATTGTGGAAATTTTGCTACCAGCATTGTGGTTGGACCAGATGATCACTTGTATCTATCAGCAGTGACTGACAATGGCACTTTCCCCAATCATAACTACAACTTGGTCATTGCCAAGTACAACCTAGACGGCATAGTGGCTTGGCAGAGATTGTTGGAAAACACAACCACTTCAACATTTGGCGGCGCTTGGTGGTTCACCAACAGTGGCGGCAGTAACTTGGCCGTGAGAGACGGTTATGTGGCAGTGGCAGGTAGTTTTGGCGAGGTAGCCGGTGCGGGCGTGTTGTTGACCGCCGCACTGGTAGCACAGTTTGACACAGCGGGCACAGAGTTTGAAATAGGCGACTATGCGTTCGTGGCCGCTACATTTAGTGGAACATTAAATAGTTCAGCCAGCAACATCACAGTGGCCAACGCAAACAAAACAAGCAGTGACTATGCCAGTAGTATCACCCCAAGTGATTTTAGTCCCGCAGTGGATCTTACCGGCGACCTAATTGGCACACTGTACTACGGTGACAGTGGCAGTGACGACAGATTGACCAACGGTGCTAACAATCTAGTGTTGACACCCGCTGGCGCAGTGACATTGCCCAAGGGCGGCACAATCTCAGAAGGGTACGTTACCAGCAATCCCACTATTCAACTGACACCAGCAAGGCCAGATGTGGTCAGTCAGAAGTTGGTGATCAAAGGTGGTGGCATTGGTTACTATGTCCAAAGTAATGGTCTATCCTTAAGTTGGAATTACACTAATACTAATATTGGCGACACTATCAATTTCTCTGTGTACTCAGACACTTATGTTGGCCAAACACTGTACTGGTGGGTATATCCAGAGAATGCTGGCCTAGTTGATCTTGACCATGGCCAAGTGATAGTACCATCTGGAGGCTCGGGCGGCAACTTTAGTATTCTCATAGACAGCGATGACTACGAGTTTACTGTGCGTGTGTCACCTGAAAACAACAACTACGATCCTGACAATGTGGGTGTTGAATCATGGTCGTTCAATGGTGAAGCACCCACTTATCCAGAGCATCACCTACACTTGACCACAGGCAACTTGGCTGAGACCAGCGTGTTCCTAGGCACTGACAATCACAATGTGCGTACCACACTTGATGGTGGCATACAAGTAACTACACAAACAACAACTGTGGAACTACCGCACACCATAACAATCACGGGTGCTGATGTGGCCGCGGTAAATTTGGTCTACACCAGAGACCCGGTGGTGGTAACTCCAACTTGGAAGTCGCCTAATATTAATCCAGCCACGGATCCGTATATAAGGTTCCTTGATGGTCAGTGGGGAATAGTTGCTCCTGATTACGATCCAGTTACGCCACTTTATGTCAACACAGGAACGATCGCTGTGCCAATAGCACAATGGATTCTCAATCCCCCATTAGGAAGCATTGCTCCGTTCGGCATATACACATACCTTACTCCAGATGTTCATGTTTGGCAATTTGGCATAGATGGTGCTACAACATTCCCAACCCTGATAGTACCTATCAGCGACAATGCTACACCAAGTGGCACTGGACAAACTATAAAGTTTGGCGACTCCTCACAGCAGGCCATCATATTTGGACCAGAAGCATTATCACCAAGTAGCCCAAGTGCTCAACGTGTTATCATCCAGGGTGCTCCTGGTTATACTGGCACAGCAGGCGAGGGCGGAGACGTTTATGTATGGGCAGGTCCAGGCGGTAGTACAGATGGCAATGGCGGGGATATCAAAGTACGTGCTGGGCAAGGCGATGGCACTGGTGGTGGCGGATACTTAAACTTCCAAGCAGGCGACAGTGGCACAGGTAATGGCGGATGGATCAATATCGAAAGCGGGCAATCTAATACATATGGCAATGGTGGAGATATTACTGTACAGGCGCATGATGGTGGAGAAATTTTCCTTAGAACACATAACAGTATAACTACTCAGACTTGGACACTTGGCGCAGATGGTACTACAACATTACCAGGCGCTGTGGTTAAGAGTACAGTGGCTAAGACTGGTGTACCTGACGATACAGGCATACCTGTAACCTTAAGCGGCGGTATGACTGGGTTAGGCGTTGCGGATGGCACATACGGTCCATTTACTAAAGGCAACGTTACGTTCGAAGTAACAGTGTCTAGTGGTGGTATCAGTGGCTACATCAATATTAGTTCAACTACTTCTTATGCTGTGAATACTACCATTGGCCAACTGACTAGTGCGGATCTGGGCGATACTCCGGGTCAAAGCACAAACGTCAATGTAGACGCAGTTGATCAAGGGGTTACGGCTATAGACCTAACTAAAACCATTAACAAACTCACTGATGGTTATTATTATTTGGCTGACGGTGTAGAAGGGCAGATCATGTATGTAGTGAGACAGAACGGTTCAACTGCGGCAAATATATTTGTAGGAGTTGCCAACGCACGTTGGGACGGATCTGTATATTCAGATCAACCTATTATTCCATTCCAAATTCCTTTTACTGATATGGTCACAATAATCTTTACAGACGGTGCTTGGCAATCAAGCACATTTGGCAGTTTAACTTAATGGGCGGAGCGTGGGATTAATTTCTAAACACTCTATATATCAATAAATATACAAAAGAGAATATAATGGCCCTAAACGGAATATCAACACTGACAATAGCAAGCGGAACCACTCTCACAAAAAATGTTAATCCACCCCATTCTAATACTGAAATTGTCGCTCCTTTCTCAGCTATTTGGAGTTTAAATTATGTGGGTGCCTTAGGGGCAACAAATGATGTCTCATACAAATTATATGTAACATCGTTGGGCTTAGGCTCTGCTGTTACATTGACCAGTCATCAAACAGGTGATTTCGCAGTAACAGCGGGTAACTTCTTGTATGATGAATACGGAAACAGTATTGGCATTATCAAGGGTAATACCACAATAGACAATTACATGGCCAAGGCCGCGGCTGTTTGTGGTGCATTGTCAAGTACTGTAATAACTGCCGCAACATACAAAGGCACATGGAACGCTTTTACTAACACTCCCACACTGACTGATGGTGTTGGTACCTTGGGAGATGCTTACGATACAACAGTTGCTGGAACCAGCGGCGCCTTTCCTGCGTATGGCGAACAAGACTGGCGCATCTATGACGGCTCTGTTTGGCAAAGAGTTGCTAAAACAACCACAACACAATGGACTATAACACCAGCAGTTGGCGGCTTAGCAGATAAAGAGGCTAGACAGATTGCTAAACTTACTATTGCTGAGGCCAAGCGTCAAGGCAAGGTAGTTGCTACAGACGGAACGGTTACAGGTAGTGCGGATGATACAAAGCCTTATTATAGAGTGGCTAACACATTAGACATTGATCTACTACCAACAAAATACAATGGTAATGGCCTAACAGACAACCCCAACACAGGTGGACTAGTTGATGGACGTCCTTGGTCAACAACCGATCCAGATACTGAAATCACAGTTATTGAAGAATCAGAAACTGGTGCTACTTTAATATTAAACTTAGACAGTCGCAACATCAACAGTCTAGCAAGAACTGCTAGTCCAGGCACTTGGTACGACCTAACTGACAACAATAATGATGCTACTATCTATGGCTCGGTAGCCTACGGCTCAGTGGGTGGACAATTCTGTGCTGTGTTTCCTGGCGGTGATGCCAACTACGCTCAGTGTGTGCCCAATGTTTACTTCGATGGCAACTCATTTACCATACAGAGTTGGGTGTATACTTCAGCATTGTCAAACTGGAACCGTATCATAGACTTTGGACGAGGAGCAGGATCTAACAACATCTTGTTGTCTAACACCTACGGAATGACTGGTAAGCCTGGTATCTATATTGAAGGCACACAGTTTCAATCAACATACCCCGGAGCCAGCACAGTATTGTTAAATGCTTGGCATCAGGTCTGTGCTACATTTACTCGCAACACTAGCGGCAATACCAGTCAAGGCGTTGCTAAGATCTACATTGACGGACAGCCTCATGGATCAGGCACTACCAGCATACCAGTAAACATCACAAGAACCCTATGCTACATTGGCAAGTCAAACTGGGGCAATCCTCCAGATCCTAATATGACAGGCGGCATTGGTGCCATACAGATCTATAACGGTGCTCTAACAGACGCAGAAATGCTGAGTAACTATAATACAACCAAGAGCTATTACGGGCTATAAATGTTCAAGCGTCACAACACAAGTCTACGAAACGAAGTGGCCTGTGTTAAGGCAGTGGACATACTAGAACCTGCGGACTTTGCCTACTACGACAAAGACGGCTTTGAACTAAATCAAGCCGAACAGAAGTACTATCGTGCTATGGGATTCCCCATAGACTATTCCATACTAAATCATCGTTGTTGGCAAGAGCCCTGGTTTGAACTAGAACGTAACGATCTAGGACTCATACTAGATCACTCAATGATGCTAGTACGCTGTAACTACGAAAAAGCAGCAAAACAACAGCTCCTAGACTTCCAAGAACAACAACCATTAACACAGCAGTTAATAGATACTGTGCCCAAATGGGGATTTGACTTTGATCTAAATGCCATAGCCGCAGACGGCACAGTCTACGAAGTCCTACACGTAGAATATGACAGCAGAGAATACGAAACATTTAAGAATCGTATGTTAAACTTTGATTACACTGTGCGTCACACAGACTGGGTCGCTACAGCAGCTATGGTTTGGGAACGTAGGGCAGAGTGGCAGGATCTAAAAGGATTTGAACAAAACCACTGGCGAGCACAGGAAATCCTGGGTTGGAACAAATCTGAATATCTAGAAAAAGCCAACTAAATAACTGATAACTTTATTACAAGGTCTGTACCTAATGCGTAAACTGCTACTATTATTATTAATTCCATTTGCCGCCCTGGCGAATCCCATTGACGATCAATGTCCCCAACACGTACTGCGTGGTGCACCTGTGAGTTCTATCACAGCAAACACGCAGTATCTTTGTAAACAAAACTACGCTATACACTATAGATACGATACCAAGACAGCAGAGTATGTTGTGCAACACGTTACACTACAATCTATTTCCGGACCTGCCAAAAGAAAAGACGATTTTAGACCAGACCCATCTATACCTAAACAACACCAATCACAGTTATCGGATTATGCTGGATTTCCTTTTGATAGGGGACATCTAAGCCCGGGCGCAGACAACACCATTAATGATGACATCATGAGCGAAAGCTTCTTCTTGTCAAACATGGTTCCGCAAGTTCCCAATCACAATCGTGGTATTTGGAAACAATTAGAAACAGCAGTGCGCAATTGGGTATCAGAAGGCAAAGATATCTATGTGGTATCCGGAACTGTGTATGCTCCGGGCTATCAAACCATAGGTGCTAATCGTGTAGGTATCCCTACGCACATGTGGAAAGTCGTTGTTGATCGTAAGAATTCTAAATCAATTGCTTTCTTATTTCCTAATGCTCCATTACCTGTTGCAGACTTGCCTAAGTATGCTACCAGCGTGGGCTCGATCGAACAGTACACCGGCATTAATTTCATGCCACAACTAACAGCACAACAAAAGAAAGTCTTAGAAGACACTCCTCCAAATCTAGCTGAATGGTCTAGTTTAAAATAAATACACTTATGCGCCCAGAAACACTACGATTATTTGCTCAATTCTGCGAAAGCTACTTGCCAGAAGCCAGTAGCTCTATGGATATTATCCAACAGAAACCAGGTGGCAAGGAAGTTATACAAAAACTACACCGAGACGAAAAACTAGCACACGATATCAATTACAGTGCTGTACCAAAGATTTCTTGGAGTGATTTAAAAGACAGTTATAGAGGTGCTTGGGTCATTATCCAAGGAGATCGCGGAACCGGTGCTATCAAAGCCTCGGGTGGAAATACCGGAACATATCTTGCAGTAGCCAGCACAGGCGGAGAACCTCGCACAGTCAAAGACAGCCGAGGCGGCAATGTTATTGATTTCCTCAAAGGTGAAATTGGCGGACTACGTAAGTTTTATGTAGGTAAGAATACTACCGCTGTCAGCGACAAACAGAAGAAACGTACAGCTGATGCAGCTACCACAGGTTCTGCGGTTGTCAATAACGAAACATTGGTTAAGAAATTTAAACCGTTATGGGCCAAGGCCATTAATGCTGCTATCGCAGACATTAAAGGTCACATTGCTAATATGATTAAGAATGATGCTTTTGAAAAAGCAAAGAAAAAACTCAATCATATTGAAAGTTTACAAAACGGACTAGAACAACTAGAAGCCGGAACATTAAGTGATACTCCAGATTTTGTTGGACGTGCAGTCCAGACAGCAGTTATGATGTCCGCAGCACACTACTATCCAGAACAAACAGGTGACATCACAAGAAGCTATGGCAGCAGTTATAGTTCTGCGAATGCCGAAGGACCAAGACAGTTATTAAAAGATATCTCAGAAGGCGACACAGCCAAACTAGGCACTATCTTAACATTCTTTAAAAGGGCTTTGATTTCAGGATGAGACTCGATCAATTAGAACAACATCTTAAAAAACGCAGGCCAATGGCAGAAGCCAATGTAGCTGCTAAGATTAAAGATCCTAAAACTATCAAGATGCTGGGCATCGCTATGCGCCATGACGGCACATTACCAAAAGCCAAAGTAGCTGCACTAGGACCTAAACCAGCAGAAGAACAAATATTACAACTATGGAGTGAAATGCTTGATGCATCATTGCGTTCAACAGACTATGGTGATATCTCAGCAGACGGTAAGTTTGATGAATGGCTGACTCGCATGTATATCAACGGTGTTGCTGACTACGAAGATATCAACGGTGAAGGTGGAGATGCTCTAGGTGCTTGGAAAGCTCTAAGCATTCGCGGTAAACTAAAAGAAAAAGATCAAGACTTCAATAAGTTTAAGAACCTACGTCAGATACAGGCTATTATACAGAATAGAGAGTACCGCGATGAATTGCGTAAGATTAAAGATGCTGAAGTAATTGAAAAACACAAGCGCGAAAAGAAAGAAACGGTCTTAATTGATGATGATCGTTACCTAGTCACTATTCCTTACAACTATGGATCGTGTTACAACTTTAATAATGCACACGGATTTAATGCATCGTTCTGTACAGGATCCAGCAGTGGTGCTACTTGGTTTAATCGTTATGCAGATGACGGTCCTATTATTTCAGTATTCGATAAACAAAATGGTGACGATGTTAATGGCAAATGGCAGATACATGCTCCAACTAATCAAATCAACAACGGTAATCAAACTATCCGTAGAGATGAAAAGTTTGCAGAATTGTTTCCGGGGTTGATGAAACGTATTGCAGATGCAGTACAGGCCAACGGCGATGAGATTAACAAGAACTCTACTGAGATTGTAAAAGGTGGATATGATATCAGCAAAGCTGTTAGTGATCTAAAGAATAAGTTTCCTATGAGTTATAACAGCGGAGAGCCAGAAGAGCCAGAAGCTGAAGAAGATCCAAATGATGGGCCTGGCACCTATGTTGTAACACAAATAGCATCTGGTAAACAAGCTCGAATCGAAGGCGAAAACCGCCAAGACATTATTACCAAGTTAACTACACGATACCCAGATTCAACAGAAGCTGATTATCGCATAGAAAAACAACAAGAATAAACTAATGAAAACTATATTTGTTAGTTGTTTAATGTTAGTATCAAGTTTGGCTATAGCACAGGATGAATCTTACACTTGGTGTGATCCGACCTTTTGCTGTAATCTAACGAGAGTATAAGAACACCCTACCTTAGGACGTTATTGTTACTATAGGGTTGCCCGGCTGCTGGGCAGAGCGTTATCGGAGTCGTGCCCGGGAATGGCGCACTGAAGTGAGCATTAATGAAAGCACTCAGCATGAAGATAGCGTTATTTGTGCATCAGCCTAAATGTTCGATAGAATCGGGCAATGGCATCCTTGAAGCTCTCCAACCGTATCACACATTTAAGATTTTCACCAAGTGGCGCTTAGACGCTGATTTTTTTGACGATGTTGATTGTGTAGCGTTTCCTGGAGGGATTGGAGACAGTGAAAGCTGGCATTACCTAACACAACATCATACTGATCGTATTAAACAATTTGTACACAACGGCGGCAAATATCTAGGTATCTGTATGGGAGCTTATTGGGCCGATAAACATTACTTTGATCTACTGGTTGATGTTCAAGCAGATCAATACATTACTAGACCCAATGCAGATACTAGACGCCCTCATGCCAAAGCACAAAAAGTCTTATGGAAAGGACAGGAGGAGAAGATGTTTTTCTATGACGGCTGTGCTTTTCATGGTTCAGGTATAGACATATCAGATATCTATGCACGATATCCCAATGGCGATCCTATGGCAATTATACAAGGTAGACTAGGTCTTATTGGCTGTCATCCAGAAAGCACATCCAGCTGGTACAGTGAATACTATAGTTGGATGAAACCACATTATCACGGTAGAAAACACCACGAGCTATTATTAGATTTTGTTAACGATCTATCTAAACGATAAATATCTTCATGATAGAAATTATAGCAACGTTAGTGATGACGCACATCACAATAGTGTGTGTGACACTATACCTACACAGAAATCAAGCTCACAGAGGCATCGAATTTCATCCTGTCCTAAGTCATTTTATGCGACTATGGTTGTGGCTGACGACTGGCATGACTACCAAGCAATGGGTAGCCATACATCGCAAACATCATCAGAACACAGACGTAGAAGGTGATCCACATAGCCCGCACGTATTTGGCATTTGGCAACTGGTGTTCGGCGGAGTCAAGTATTATAATCGTGCTGGCAGCGATGCTCATATGGTTATGAAATACGGAGCCGGTACTCCCAAAGACTGGATTGAACGCAAACTTTATACACCCCACCATCGCCTTGGCATTCTTTTAATGCTGATCATAGATCTATTGTTCTTTGGGCCATGGGGATTTGTAGTGTGGGGTGTTCAGATGATATGGATACCATTCTGGGCCGCTGGTTTTATCAACGGCATTGGACACTGGTGGGGTTATCGTAACGGCGAGACAAAAGATCATTCACACAATGTAATGCCTTGGGGTATTTTAATCGGTGGTGAAGAACTACACAACAATCATCACTTGGATCCTGCCAATCCTAAACTGAGCCGTCGTTGGTTTGAATTTGATATCGGCTGGATGTGGTTTAAATTGTTTAGCTATATAGGCTTAGCAAAACTTAGAAACGCATAAAGAAAAAGCAGCCCGGGGGCTGCTTTTCTTTTTCTCTAATGTATAATATATCGCTATGCGACGAATAATTATTTCTTAGCTGCACCTTTATTTACAAAATCATACATTTTCTCAGCAGCTTCAAGAACTTTCTCAAGTCCTGGAACTTCTGGCATACCTACAGTAGTTACGATCTGGCCAGTTTTATCGTCACGCTTTGCTGACATTTCCCAACCATTAAATTTATAACCGTATTCTGCTTGTACATGATCTTTAGCGAGTGCTAGGATATCTGCACGGATTTCATATCCGTTTTTGTTGAACTTTACTTCTGGTAGTTTTGGTGTTTCGAATGACATAATAATCTCCTTGTGTGTATGTCTGTTATTAACAACTACTTCTTTTTCGCTGTTAACTTATTATATATGCCTAGAGACAAAAAAGCAACTTATTTCTTGAACTTTTTTATTCGTTCTTGAATCAATGTTACCACTTTATCGCTGAGCACTACTTCATAGTGGTTGCAATCTACTTCCACTAACTCCATATCCTCGTGATGCTTCTGACTAGCAACAGTAACCACACCGTCGTTGTGTGCTAACATAAACGGGCTTTGCCCTTTTACAGTAACAATATTAGTCCAAGGATGTTGTATTTTAATTCTATCAGCTTGTTTAAAAGCCCAGCTGTTTGGGCCAATGTCACGCATCAATCTGCTGAATGGTAAAAAGTATTTGGCATAATCTGCTACTTCAGCACCGCCATAGGGTGTGCTTAGAGTAACAGCACCAACTACTTGATCGGGCATGGTATTGGCAACGTGTAGGCTATAGATACCTCCTAGACTATGCGCTATAAATGCAATGTCCTTTACAGACTTTAGGTGTTCAATAATCTCTGCTAGATTGTTTTCAAACCCATTTCGGCTATCATAGTTGATATCAATGCCTTCACCTAATTTGCTTCTAATGTAATTGAAGCTTTCGCTAGTAGCACTAGCACCATGAATATAAACTAGAGTCATCAATTACTTCCAAGGAGCAGGTGCTGGTATTTCACAAGGTCCTTCAGCAGGCTCTGTTCCGTAGTCAGCTGGCATAATAACTTCTAGGTATTCCATATCTGGACTGTAGTCGTATAGGTAATGTACAATGCCAGGACGTTGCTGTACGCAATCACCTGCTTCGACTAGATGTATTTTGTCTTCATACATAAACTTGGCCCAACCCTTTAACATGTAAACGATTTGGAACTCAGCTACGTGGATATGCCAACCTGTGCCACCTGATCCTTCTGGGGGTAAATTAGCTTTTGTGATGTGTGCTAGAACACGACCGTTAGTAGCGTCTGCTACTCCTAGATCTTTGTATAGGAAAAAGTCGCGAAGTCCGCCACCTTTAAACTCTACTTCTGATCCCTTGACGTGTGAAAACTTCGTGGTCATCTAGAAGACTCCTTCTCTCTGTGTATTTACTTCGTGCAGCGCAAGATTATTGGGCTATTATTAGATAGATAATAATAGCAACAATAGTCCATCCTGCTATCTTTTCACCGTACTTTGACTCAAATTCTTTAATAATATCCACCATTGCGATATCCTTTACGACTGCGATATTCGTGTAGTGATTCAGCAAATGCGATTAAAAAATTCCAAATGTTTTTGATTAGTTTCATAGGTATTGCTCCTTGTGAGAGTAGTTGAACTCGCGAATGTAATTTTCGAGTTGTGCGGCATCGGTAATGCCTTTGGTACTTAGATAGGTATCTAAGCGGGTTTGATAGCTGGATCCTGGAAACATCTCTGATAAACGTTCCAAAATACTCAGCATTTTAGCTGATATAGTTTTCATTTCTATCCTCTGTAAGTGTGTGTAGACTCAGTGTTTCTACTGATGTATTTATCTCTAGATGATTACAACTTGATTAAATAGAACAAACAGTGTATAATATTAAATCATACATAGAGGGTAAATACTACATCAGGGAAGGCACATGAAAATTAGAACAAGATCAATTTTGCAGGAACTTAACGAACTGGCAGAAGTGCGTAACAAAGACGCTCTTTTTGAAAGCCGTGCCGTTAATATTATCAATTCTGCAATTAATCTTTTGGAAAGTATTCACAAGCATTATACCCCAGAAGATGCAGATGAGCTTGAACGTAGATTTATCAATTCTATCAAAGGGCAAGACACTGCTAAATTTACTCGTGGTATACGAAAAATAGTAGAATCAAGAAAGCACAATCAAAAGCTGTTGGAATCCAAAGAAGATGAGTAATACATTATTTGAGGGCGGAAACGTATTCAAAGGCCCAGACAAACAACCACTAACACAACGTATCAGAACCAGCGAGGTACCTGCTACTATTGCTTGGATTGAAAAAGTCACAGGCTTAGACTTTACTAAAGAACTAGACCCGCACGATAAGAAACCTGTGAAATGGTTAGGCACAACAGGACGTAAGGAAGATCCAGATGGCACATTTGAACTAAACAGTTCTGGCGACCTTGATCTAAGTGTTGATGCCAACGAAGTAGATAAGAAACAATTTGCTGATAATCTAATCCAACAGTTTGGTAAAGAGTCAGTTAAATTAAGTGGTGACAGCGTACACTTAAAAACTCCTATCAACGGGGATGAGAAATTTGGATTTGTTCAAGCCGACTTTATGTTTTCGGCTAATCCTAAATTTCAACAAGGAAGTATGCTAGGAGGAACTGGAGAATATCGCGGTGAGCATAGACACATTGTACTCAGCAGCATTGCTCGTGCCCGAGGATTAAAATATTCACCCAAGTACGGTCTGCTACATGCAGATACTAATGAACCACTCGAACACGGTGATGACTGGAATGTTATTGCTAAGAAACTGCTAGGGCAAACAGCCACAACCAAAGACATTCGTTCAGTTGATAGCATTTTAAATTATATTGAAAAACTACCAAACTACGAAGAATTAATTGCAGGTGCAAGAGAAACATTAGGCAAGCAGGGTATTAAGTTACCAGAAGCAATTACCTTTGAAAGTGCTCAGACTGGAACACCGCAATGGTTCCGAAAGATGATGAGTAGAATTAGATGAGAGCATTTGAGTTTTTAACTGAAGCAGAAGCACCTGCTCCTAAGAAGGTTGGACGTGAGTTTAATCACTTAGAGGATCTAGTGTTTACAGAACCCAACGGCGGTAAAAAGGCAGTTGAATTGTTAAAAGGTATCGCACAAGATGCCAAGGATGTTAGTATCAAATGGGACGGCAATCCCACAGTCTATTGGGGACGTGAAGATAACGGACAGTTCCGTATGGTTGGTAAGAATAACTGGGGACGTGATGAAGGCAAAAGCTCAAGCCCAGAAGAACTTAAACAGTTTATCCTAAGTCGTGGTAAGGGCGAAGACTGGCGTGAAAAGTTTGCGTCGGATATGGCCAGCCTGTGGCCTATCTTTGAAAAGGCAACTCCTGCAGATTTTCGTGGTTATGTCTACGGTGATATTTTATTCCATCCAGGCAAGCCCTATGAAGGTGCAGATGGTCGTATAAGTTTTACTCCTAATCAAACAACGTATGCCGTTCGTAGCACTAGTGATGTTGGACGTCGATTAGTCAAAGCTAAAATAGCGGTAGCTGTACACAAACATTTAGATTACTTCGGTGACAAGGGCGGTGAACCTATTAGCGATGTTGGCCAATTCAACGCTACTCCAGATCTAGTGGTATTTGGGCAGACCTATGTCAGCCATCAACCTGCAGTGAATGCAGACAATCTAGCAGCTATTGAAAAGATAGTTAATACTAAATCTGGATCAATTGATCAATTCCTTGCTCCGGTTGCAGGTATGGGATACCTACAAGATACTATCTATACATTTGTTAATAATCAAAGTAAAGCCAAACAACTAGATAATTTAAACTCAAAAGCGTTCTTTGAATGGCTAGGATCAAACCCTGCCAAACTTAAAAAGATCAGCGAACACAGCCAAAAACACCCAGGAGTAATGGATGTTATATTCCAACTGGTCACAGAACTGATGAAAGCCAAGGACGAAGTCATCCGAGAGCTTGATGCTGCCAAGGGCGATATAGAACAGCACACGGGCGGCAAACCCGGCGGCGAGGGCTATGTCTATAAAGATGCTAAACTAGTACCACGTGATCGCTGGACTCCTTTTAGAGCCGATTAAGCATCCAAAAACCCTGATTTTTTACTCCCAATATAAATACTATGCCGGTCCCGGAGCGGGATCATTGATATAAGGAGAAATTAATCATGGCAAACTTAACAAGCGCAACAATTGGTTCAACAACATTCGGTGCAAACTACGAGCAATTAGTAAACACACAAGGTCTTAGCGGACGTTTTATCGTTGTAAGTATCGCTAAAGGCACAGGAAGTGCAACAGAAGCAGAATTAGTATCAACATTAAAAGCACTAGGTAACGCAGGTGGTTCCGGTAACGGTTCCGACACAAATGGTCCAGACGCTTTCACTGTAGTTGGCTTCACTGCTGCTACTTTAGGTACAGACCCAGCTTATGCTGTGTTACAAGGTACTGGTACACTATCTACAGGTGCTGGCGATTATGTTGCTGACATCACCGTTTCAGAAGTTGTAACATTTGGCTTAGCCGTTTAATTTCCTAGGGATGGGAAGCAAATCAGGACTCTTCGGAGTCCTTTTTTGTTGGTGTAAATAACAGATATGGCACGATATAAAATAATTACATTTGTTGACATTACAAGATCTAATCCCTTACGCCAAGAAACAGACAAAATCAAATTAGGTCAGCAGTCAAACTTCAACAGTTTGATACAGGCTATTGGATTACGTGCCAACGTTGATTGGCAACAAGATCCAGCAATGAACACAGGACGGCTACCACATCCTATGATTGGCAAAGCTAACCATTGGGTTTGGGAATTTGAAACTGAACGTGATTATCTCTTTCTAAAAGACACAGACCCTGTTGGGCTTTTACTAGAAGATCTAAATGGTGTTCCTATAGTAATCGACTTAAATAACAGTGTAGACATAACTCCGGCAGTATTTCGAACTCTAGGAGATAAACCCAATACCTGGGCATACGAAATATCAAATTCGGTATAAATACATTATCAAAGGCAAACCATTAGGCAGTTACTAACTTAGGCACATGGCTCGGAGCGAGCACTTGACTTAACATACAAGGAACATAGCCATAATGGCCACTGCAACAATTAAAAAACCACGTAGCGAAGCACAGGCGCAATTAGCTGAATTGCCAGAGCGTGTGGGTATTGTCGAAACTAAAGTTGAATCAATCAAGGAACAGCTTACAGAGCTTAAAGGCGATGTAAGAGAAATGCACGACTGTTTAGATCAAACTCGTGACAGTGTTATGGCAGAACTAGGTAAAATGCAAGACGAGTATCGGATCAACAGTCAGAAGTTCTTTGATCACGCAGATCGTCTACACGCAGAAGATGTAGAAACACACGGTAAACTAGGTTCTCGAATTGACGAACTAGAAAAAATCAAAAACAAATGGACCATGTATGCTATGGTTGCATTGGCATTTGCCGCAGGAACAGGTTGGTTGAATTCAGTTAGTTTTCCACATATACTCAAGTTCCTAGGGCTATAAAATATACCCAGTTAAATAAGGACCATAGGTCCTTTTTTTATGACTGACATTTCAAAACGCTTAGAGCAGACACTACGCTCAGTAATCCAAAAAGCTCCAATACTTCCTGTTAAGGTCGCTGGTGGAATTCTTGTTGGCAACGTTTTAATAACCAGCAATGGATCATTGAAAGATTTATGGCAGCACGATTCTGTTGTTTATCGAGAAGTTAGCCTAAACAAAGTAGCTATTAAATTGGCTAATATGTTGGCTAAACACGGAAACAGCTATCAAACAGATACCATCTATAAAGCAGATCAAGAATACGGACGCTGGTTTAACGAAAGTCAGATACTGAGAACCCAATATCAAAAAGCTCTAAATAATCAGGACTATGATCGTGCAGATATGCTGTGGGCTAGGTACTGCGAAAGTAGAGATAAGGTATTATCTGCCAAGGCAAGAGCAGAAACTTTGGCAACTATCTGAATAAATATAGTATCAATCTGGACCCTTACAAATATGAAAACAACAGACCTTTTTAAATTTAATAGATCGAGCAAACGTATCAATGAAAGCATTGATAAAGTGTTTGGCAAAAAGTTAAATTTTGAAACTTTTGACACACCGCAGCTAGAAGATGCTAGAAACAAACTGCGTACTCAGATCCATTCGGCCCGAGCAGAAAGCGGTTTCAATGAAACTATTGAAAACGAAGCTCTAACACAAGCACAATGGATGCACGATGCTATTGTTGCAGAATTAATGGATCGCGAAGAACACATTGTAGACAATACATTTCAAGAAGAATCTGAAGACAAAGAAACGGTTTTAGGCAAGATTGCAGACGAAGAAGATTATGATGCTCTATATGATCTAATGAGCGATATTCACAGCGATGCAGGCAAGTGGATACAGAGTCAGATCGAAGACATTACTTCAGAAACAGGTCTACATCCGGATGACGACTTTGAAGAAATTGAAAATCGTTTAATGGATCGTATTGTTAGTGATTTTGGCGAAGGATTTGGACAACCACGTGATGACGAAGGTGGCGACACTGATGATGCCTATGCTCTAGCAAGTGCTGGACATGGAAGCGATGAAGATTACGGGTTTTCTGGACATGACGAAAGTGTAGAAACAGAAGGTGAGAGTCAGCACAGCGATGTGAGTATTGCTCAAGATGTCTATGCTGAAAATCCAGATTTGGATTCAGAAGATGATATTTTAAATGCAGCATTTCCGCATGTGGTTAAAATGATGGGCGGCAGTAAAAAACGTGCCAACTATATGTTTAACTATGATGAAGACTTTCCAGGCGAAATGATCGGTGCTTACAAATGGTTACAAAGACAAGCCCATGATGTAGGCGAAGCTACTGGGCGCGATGCATACCAAAGAGATTATGACAGCAGCGTGAGCGGAATGGGCCGTCAAGAAAGAGATTGGGACGAAGGTGATACAGAACCAGCCAACAACTTTGCCGTAGCAGTCAATGGTAAACAATGGAAGGTATTTAAAGGTCGTGGTCATCATGCAGATGACATGGCTGAAAGAAATCATTTCCGTCAACTAAAAGTCTGGGCTGCTAAGAAATCAGAAGCCACAGGCAAGAAATGGACTGTTCATGTTACAGGCGAACCTGCAACTGAAAGTGTCAATTACGAAAATAAAGAACAAACAGGAGATAATATGAGTAACTTAAGAGAAGGTGAGATTCAGCAAGCCAGCGCAATCGTAACCGCAAAAACAATGGTAGACAGAGTAGGCCGTTGGATTGAAGAACTTTCAGGAATGGAAAATGATACCTTGTTAACATTAGGTGATTCAATCCGTGACGAAATGGGTGCAGAACAAGCCAAGACATTTATCAGTGCTTGTGCCCCGGCTATTCAAGCAGCTCTAGAAAATCTAAAATCTACACGTGAAGCACTAAGCTCAAGCGTTCGCGCATTGACTGGTGAAGAACAAGGTGCTGAAATGTTAGGTGGTGAGCCAGCAGCAGGTGGTGATGAGTTTGGTGCAGACATGGCAGCTCCGGCAGAGCCAGATGCAATGAATGCAGGTGGTGATGAGTTTGGCGCTCCAGAAGATGACTTTGGTGCAGCAGAACCAGCAGCTGGTGGATTAGAGACAGCTGGACGTGAAAAGCGCGAAAGCATTGACCGTAGCAATCAATTACTAAGAGTATTGGCAGGATGAGATTAGACGAATTTGTCTCCGACAAAGAGCGTGAGCAGTTAGACGAGATACTTCCAGCATTGCTGGGAGCCGCTCGTGCTGTTGGCGCTGTTGGCGGTGCCGCACTTCGTGGTGGTGCTGCTGTAGCCAAGGGTGTCGGCAATGCCGCAGTCCAAGGTGCAAAGGCAGTCGGTGGTGCTGTGCAGAAAGGCGCACAGACAGTCGGTGGTGCTGTGCAGAAAGGTGTCAATGCTGCGGGAACTATTGCCCAACAGGCAGCAGGCGCAGTTGGCACTGAAGAAGACCCGGCAGCAGCAGCTCAACAAGTGGCAGCTCAGAAGAAAGAAGTACAAGATCAAATTAAATCAAAGCAACAAGAGTTACAACAGTTGCAACAACAGTTGGCGCAAATAAAATGAGATTTTTTGAGTTCGTTGAAAACGATCCTACTGATAAACTAATTGTGGTTTTGAAGAACTACATAGGTCGTGCTGCCAGTAAAGGTGCTGGGAGCCAGTTAAATTGGAACGGTCTTAATAAGATATTCCAAACCAGTGGTGTAGAGCTTGCAGCCGATTACGAAACATTTAAATCTATATACGATTCCAATCCAGTCGTACAGTCATTAGTCAAAGACTTTAATCAAGATGGTATTAACCTGAATGTTCCTGGAGCACCGGACGATCAGGAACAAAGCCCACAAAAAAGCGGCGAAACTAGCCAAGATCAAGTAGATAAAATGGCAGCATCGGCTGCTCCACAACAATTAGCTGCCCAGGCTTGACAAACTAAAATCATTCCTGTAATATATACAGAATGACAACTAATTATACACCCCCACCGTTCGTTGAACGATTCCAATATAAAAATTGTAAACAGGTCAATGACCCTGTAACACGCAAACGTGTATATCTAACTCCAGACGGAGAAAGCCTGCCTAGCGTAACTACTATCCTTAGTGCCACTAAAGATATGACCCATTTAAACGAATGGCGTGATAGAATTGGGCATGCCAAAGCACAGCAGATTACCACAGAAGCAGCTGGTGTTGGGACAGCCATGCATTCTAACTTAGAACGATTTGTTGTTGGAGAGCAAAGACAACCAGGTGGCGCTCCTGTACACGTACAGGCACATAAAATGGCAGATGTTATTATTGAAGAAGGTCTCAGCAAAGTAAATGAAATATGGGCTATGGAACAAAGTCTATACTTTCCGGGACTATATTCCGGCACCACTGACCTAGTAGGAGTTTATGATAGCGAACCTGCTGTTATGGACTATAAGCAGACTAATAAGCCTAAAAAAGCAGAATGGGTCGAAGATTACTATATGCAATTAGTGGCTTATATATTAGCACATAATGAAGTATACGGCACAGACATTAAGCGTGGTATCGTATTCATGTGTAGCCGCAATTTTGAATATCAGCAGTTTGAAGTAAAACCTGAAGATTTTAACAAGTGGCAAGACGCTTGGCTTAACAAGGTAGAGGAATACTACGCCCTAAGTAGATAAATACTCTATCAAGCATAGAGGATACTAAAGTGGCCGTTGTCCAAATATCGAAAATACAGGTCCGTAGAGGACAGAAAAATTCCAACAGTGGTGTTCCGCAATTAAGTTCAGCTGAATTTGCATGGGCTGTTGATTCGCAGGAATTATTCATTGGTAACGGCAGCGTTGCTGAAGGTGCTCCTTATGTTGGCAATACAAAGATTATCACAGAACACGATAATCTACTAGAACTAGCATCTAGTTATCAATTTGCTCCTGCATACCTCACTGGTAGTGTGCCAAGAAGCCTTCAAGGCAAATTAGATGAATACGTATCAATACTTGACTTCGGCGCCGTTGGCGATGGTAGTACTGATTGTACCGATGCATTTGAACTAGCATTTTTAGAATTATTCCGTAACACTAATCCTAATTACAAAAAAGTACTAACTATACCAAATGGTGAGTATCTATTCCTACGAGATTTAAAGATTCCCAGTGGAACTATCATTAGAGGTGAAACACCAGCGGGTGTTGTACTAAACATTGATACTAATAACGTTCAATTTGTAACCAGTAATGGTGAAGAATTAGGCAGCTTCAACAGTATCAATCGTCCTACTAATATTCATATTTCTAATATCACAGTTAGACGTTCATCAGGACAGTTAGTACTGTCCGGTGTTGCAGACAGTATATTCGAAGATATTACTTTTCAAGGCGAATACGATCTTGTAGATGCTATTGCCGACATAAATGTTATACCTCCATCGATGTTCTGGCAGAATACAGACGACGGAACAAAAACCACAAACCTACTATTTAGAAATTGTAATTTTTTAAATGATGCGTTAAGTGTAAAATGTATTCAAGATGATGTATTCTCGACTGAAATTAAATTTGATAGTTGTACCTTTTTCATCAATCACACTTCTATTCTAATTAACGGTACAGCTGGACAAAACAATAGTTGGAAAATTAGCAACTGTACATTTGAAGAAGTATATGCGCAGGCATTTAAATCTACACAAGGTCGTTACACAATAATATCAGATTCAAATTTTGTTAATTGCGGTAACGGTAATTCTCCAACCATTCCATTGTACCCTATTGTTTACTTTGGAGAGAAAACTGGTAACGTATTGGTTAATTGTGTCAATGATCGAGCACAATTGAATCATGATACGGTTCAAAGTAATCCATTATATCCTTCAGAAACCACAGCAATAACTGAAGTTTATAACAGTGATTATTCTACGTTTATTAATAGAAATTATGCAGCCATTTCATATTCTGTAAGTTATACTTCTCTTACAGTATTGTCAGCACAGAATAAATCATACACAGTAAAATATTTCCTACAATTAGGAACACATACACGCACAGGAAAATTAACTATTTCTGTCAGTTCAGATTCAACCGATGTTGCAATCACTGACGAATATCAATATTCACCATCACTAGTCTTAGATCCAGGAGGAACAACAATGACCAATTTTGAATTTTCTGCAGTACTTGCAAATAATGATGCCGTAACTGGTAACGAAACTGTGGTGATAGGTTATAAGAATCCAACTAGTGGCGCTACCGGTCTTTTATCATACGACCTAGCGTACGGTGTTTAATCAGTACGGCACAAATAGATTAACCGAGTGGAAAGAATTTAGAGATAGGCTAGAAAACAGCAACAGGCCATTAGAAGATGTTGCAGAGTTTTGGAGCCATGCTCCATTCGTTAATCGATATTTAAATCCAAATTCTCCAGACCAGTGGCCTGACCCTTGGCATTTGGTGCTGGATAATCACTATGACGATCTTGCAATCGCCCTAGGAATGCTGTATACTATTAAATTAACACAGCGGTTTATGAAAACCAAATGCGAGATACATACGTCTATACTTCCAAAAGAAAAGTCTCCTAGGTATATTCTAGTAGTAGATAATTCTAAGGTATTGAACCTGGAATACAAAAACGTAGTTGATTTTGATAGACTAGACGGTGTCCAAACCAACATGGTTTGGAAGATAGAGAATAGTTTATAAATATGATTCCATATAGAACAAAAGTAGAGGCGTAGATGACAATTACAGTAATTAAGAGAAATGGTGCTAAAGAACCGTTGATGATTGAGAAATGGCAAGCTCAAGTAGCAAAGGTATGTAAAGGAATAGCTGACGTAAGTCAGTCAATGATTGAGATCAAAGCGCAACTGCATTTTTATGATGGAATTACTACAGAAGAAATTGACGGCATTACTCTACGTGCCATTGTTGATCTAATTGATGTAGAACACAATCCAGATGTAGGTCATACTAACTATCAGTATGTGGCAGGCAAGCAACGTCTCAGCATGTTACGCAAGGATGTATATGGATCGTATCAACCTCCCCACCTGTATGAAATTGTTAAGAAGAATGTAGATACTGGATTATATACTCCAGAGCTCCTAGAATGGTATAGTGAAGACGATTGGAATAAAATGGATGACTTTATCGACCACTCAAAGGATGAAGATTATTCATATGCGGCCATTGAGCAGTTAATTGAAAAATATTTGGTACGCAATCGTGCGACAAAGGAAATTTATGAAACTCCACAAGTTAGATATATGGTGGCGGCAGCAACTGTGTTCCATAAGGAAGAACCGAATAGTGCAAGGATGCGTTACATTAAAGAATACTATGCAGCGGCATCCGATGGTTTGTTTACTCTTGCTACACCTGTGTTGGCTGGTCTTGGCACTCCAACTAAACAGTTTTCTAGTTGTGTGCTTATCCGCAGTGACGACGATCTGGATAGCATATTTGCTTCTGGAGAGATGATGGCCAAGTATGCCAGCAAACGTGCGGGCATTGGTTTAGAGATTGGACGTCTACGTCCACTGGGCAGTCCCATTAGAGGCGGCGAGATCATGCATACTGGTATGATCCCATTCCTAAAGAAATGGTTTGGGGATCTACGTAGTTGCTCACAAGGAGGTATTCGTAATGCAAGTGCTACTGTATTTTATCCTATTTGGCATCTCCAGTTTGATGATCTTATTGTACTTAAAAACAACCAAGGAACAGAAGAAACCCGAGTCCGTCATATGGATTATGGGGTTGTGCTTAGTGCTTTCTTCTGGAGACGATTTAAAAACAAAGAAGACATAACATTCTTTGATCCTAATGAAGTACCTGACTTATACGAGGCATTTTACAAAGATACAAACCTGTTCGAAGAATTATATGTAAAATATGAAAAGCGTAAAGACCTAAGAAAGAAAGTTCTTAGTGCTGAAGAAGTTTTCAAGGGTGGTATACTAAAAGAACGCACAGACACGGGTCGAATATATCTCGTATTCATTGATAATGTAATGAATCAAGGACCATTTGATCCAGAATATCATACGATTTATCAAAGTAACTTGTGCTGTGAGATCCTATTACCAACACGTCCATTTAAGAGATTAGACGACGATGCTGGACGCATAGCGTTATGTACACTGGGATCTATCAACTGGGGATCGTTCCGTAACCCAGAGGATATGCGTAGAGCCTGTAGAATTCTACAGCGTAGCCTGTGTAACATCCTTGACTACCAAGACTTCTTATCGATACAAAGCAAGCTCAGTAACGATGAGATACAACCACTAGGCATTGGTGTTACTAACCTAGCCTATTGGCATGCCAAGCGTGGACTCAAGTATGGTGAGAAAGATGCCTTACAGGATGTTAAGAGCTGGATGGAGCATCAAGCCTTTTATCTTACCGAAGCAACTGTTGAACTTGCCCGAGAGCGTGGACCGTGTCTGCATAGCGCACATACACGATACGGTAAGGGAGAGTTTCCTTGGGAACGCCGAGCCAACGGTGTTAACGACCTAGCAGACTTTAAACCTGAGTTGGACTGGGAAGGTCTAAGAGAGGACATGAAAAAATATGGAGTACGTAATGCCACATTAATGGCCATTGCTCCAGTTGAAAGTTCAAGTGTTGTTATAAACTCAACTAATGGTATCGAAATGCCAATGAGTTTGATATCAGTTAAAGAATCCAAAGCAGGATCATTTGTACAGGTTGTTCCAGAGTATCACAAACTCAAGAACAAATATCAAATGATGTGGGAACAGAAAGACTGTAATGGCTACTTAAAAACTGCCGCAGTATTGGCTGCTTATGTAGATCAAAGTATTTCAACTAACACATTCTATAATCCAGCACACTTTGCGGATCGTAAAGTTCCGACTACATTAATTGCTCGAAATCTCATGCAAGCACATGTATGGGGATTGAAAACATTCTACTACAGTCTAATCAATAAGGCTGGAAGTAAACAAGAAGCAGAAAGAACACCCGAAGTGCATTACAATGGATTTCATAACGAACGTGAATTAATTGAAGAAGAAGATTGCGAGGCATGTAAACTATAATGAGTAAAGAACAATACAATTTAAACACAAAGACAGACTATCTCAATCGCAAGATGTTCCTAGACCCAGCCGGTCCTGTTACTATCCAACGATTTGAAGAAGTAAAATATAAAAAGATTGCAGACTTTGAAACAACTGCACGTGGCTTCTTTTGGGTTCCAGAAGAAATCAGCCTTAGCAAAGACGCCAACGACTTTAAGGATGCATCAGATGCAGTTAAACATATCTTCACTAGTAACTTGCTTAGGCAAACTGCTCTTGACAGTTTGCAAGGTCGCGGCCCAAGTCAAGTCTTTGCTCCGGTCGTAAGCCTTCCAGAGTTAGAAGCACTTATCTATAATTGGACATTCTTTGAAACTAATATTCATAGTCGTTCATACTCACATATTATTCGTAATATCTACAATGTACCTAAAGATGTATTTGCTACTATTCACGATACTAAAGAAATTGTAGACATGGCATCGAGCGTTGGTGATTATTATGATTCATTACATCAAATCAATTGCCGTAAGGAAGCAGGTGAAAAGATTAATGAAAAGACACATATTAAAGCGATCTGGATGGCATTACACGCATCATATGCCTTAGAAGCATTCCGCTTTATGGTATCATTTGCTACATCGTTAGCAATGGTAGAGAATAAAATCTTTATTGGCAACGGCAACATTATCAGTTTGATACTCCAAGACGAATTACTACATAAGGGTTGGACTGCTTACTTAATTAATCAAGTGATTAAAGAAGATCCTCGCTTCGCTGATGTTAAACAGGAATGCGAATTAGAAGTATACAAACTTTATCTAGATGTTATTAGGGAAGAAAAACAGTGGGCTGATTATCTATTCAACAAAGGACCGGTGATCGGGCTGAATGCTAATATTCTAAAAGAGTTTGTAGATTACACAGCCGCAGGCGCACTTAAAGACATTGGTATCAAGTATCAAACACCAGCACCAAAATCTACACCAATTCCTTGGTTTAACAAACACAGCGATACCAGCAAGAAACAAACAGCACTACAAGAATCCGAATCTACCAACTATGTGATCGGAGTTATGAGTGAAAATCTTGACTATGAGTCTCTTCCTGCTATATAATATATTATGTACAAAGCGCAATTCAAAAGACACAATCCATATGAATCTTGGACAACTATTGGACATTACGGTAGTGAACAGGCAGCAATGTCTGCCGCTATGAATTATAAAAACAAAGGTATGTTAGTAGTGCGTGTTGTAGATAAAAATGGCAGTGTCATATATTCAAATTAAGTAAAGGACAAAACATGAGAGCGACAGTATGGAGCAAGTATCATTGTCCTTTTTGTGATCAAGCAAAAGCATTGTTGAAACAGAAAGGCATAGAGTTTGAAGAAAAGAAAATCGGAGATGGCTACTCAAAAGAGGATTTATTAGAAGCAGTACCAACAGCAAGAACAGTTCCACAAATTTTCCTAGACGGAGAATTGATTGGTGGTTTTACAGAATTAAAAAAGCATTTACAAGGATAATATGTTAATTGACAAAGGTGTTACAGAAGGTGAAGTAGTTACCATTAAACTCACTTCAGGTGAAGAACTAGTTGCCAAACTAGTCGAAGATGGCCCTTTATACTATAAATTAAATCGACCTATGGTTTTGACTATGAACCAACAAGGTCTAGGAATGGCTCCGTATTTGTTTACAGTTAGCAACGACAAAGATGTTAGACTATCAAAAGGCACAGTTACTATTATAGAAGCCACTGAAAAACAATTTGCTGACAGTTATATTCAAGGTACTACAGGTATCAAATTAGCCTAACATGCCACGTCCTATCCAACGCCTTACAGATCCAAACAGTGG